GACAGCGAGTTTACCAAGAACAGCAGTCTTATACACAAGCACAGTTGCAAAAGCATATCCAAGCAGAGCAGGCAAAACTTGTAGAGGCTATCCCAGAGTTTAAAGACGATGTGAAAGCCGAAGTAGTCCGTAGAGACATTCGCAATTACGCTAAGTCTCAAGGATTTACAGACAAAGAGTTGTCTCAGGTTTACGATAGTCGCGCTGTACTAGCCCTCTATAAAGCAGCACAGTACGATAAGTTGATGGCAAACAAGGGTGCTACTTCTAAGAAAGTAGCTACTGCTCCAAAGACGATTCGACCAGGAACATCTAATCCGCAGAGTTCTGATAATGAAACATTAAAAAAAGAAAGAGCTGCATTACGCCAATCTGGCAATAAAAAGGATGCAGTTCGTTTATTTGAACGATTTTTATAAAGGAATTTAATCATGGCAGCATATGATCGCTACACCGCAATTGGTGCGCGTGAGGACTTAACCGATGTTATTTATGACATCAGCCCTACCGACACCCCAATCATGTCGTCTATTGGCAAAACCAAAGCGACTTCCGTTAACCACGAATGGCAGACTGATGCCCTCGCAGCAGCTACTACTTCCAACGCATTAGTTGAAGGTGCAAGCGCTTCTGAGGCAACAATCACCCCAACCACACGCCTTGGCAACCTTACACAGATCGTTGGTAAGACTGTTATGGTTTCTGGTACTCTCTTGGCTTCTGACCTTGCTGGTCGTAAGTCTGAGATGGCTTACCAGTTGGCAAAGGCTTCTGCTGAAATTAAGCGTGATATTGAGACAATCATTACCGCTAACCAAGCTCAAGCAGCAGGTACATCTGGCTCTGTAGCTCGTAAGATGAGTTCGTTGTTGTCTTACATCAAGACAAACACCAACAAGTCTGCTGGCACAACTGCTGGTGTTGACCCAACCACAATCGGTGTATCAGTCCGTACCGATGGTACAACTCGTACTTTTACTGAGACCATCCTCAAGGATGTTATCAGCAAGGTATTCATTAGTGGTGGCACACCTTCCGTATTGATGGTATCGCCTGCTCTTAAGCAGACAGTATCAGGCTTTACTGGCTTGGCTGCTCAACGCTATCAAGTACCTACGAATGGTCAAGCAACCATCCTAGCCGGTGCTGATTTATATCAGTCCGACTTTGGTGTATTGCAGATCGTTCCTAACCGCTTTATGCGTACTCGTGATGCTCTCGTACTCGATCCTGAGTATGCAGCATTAGCGTACCTCCGCCCATTCCAGACCAATGATATTGCTAAAGTTGGCGATGCTGACAAGAAGCAAATCTTGGCTGAATTAACCTTGGAAGTTCGCAACGAAGCTGCTCATGGTGGCGCATTTGATTTATCTGCTTGATATTAAGTAGATAATAAGTAGAATAGAGGGTAGACAAAATCTACCCTCTTTTCTATGATCGTTTACATTATGGGAGGTCTGGGCAACCAGATGTTCCAATACGCAGCAGGATACGCAGTTGCTAAGACATTAGGGGAAACCCTAGAGTTAAACACAACATTTTATGAAGTAAACAAAAATAGACAGTATGAACTAGGTGTTTTCCCTATATCGTTTCATGTAACAGATAATTTTGCGGAGTCAATAAAGGAAAGACAACATAGTTACCAAGAGATCACCAAATCAGGAATGATGGTGGGCTACTGGCAGACAGAGAAATACTTTGATTGTGTAGAAGATGAGATCCGCAAGGAGTTCTATTTACCCAAGGCAGAGATAGACGATAACATGGTGGCAGTAACAGTCCGTAGGGGCGATTATTTGAGCCTACCAGATGTTTTCGTACAGTTGGATGAGGCTTACTATAGGGAGGCTAGAAAGAACTTCCCTAACAGCGTTTTTGTGGTTTTCTCAGATGACCCTAAGTGGTGTGTAGAGAACCTAGAATGGGCTGATATGGTCATGCCTTGTAGCAATCCTGTGCAAGATTTAGCGTTGCTTTCTTCCTTTAAAAACCATATCATAGCGAATAGCTCGTATGGATGGTGGGGTGCTTGGCTTGCTAAAGGAAACAAAGTAGTAGCACCGAAAAAGTGGTTCACCAATGGGCTAGACGATAGCGACATTATTCCTGAAAGGTGGATCAAACTGTGAAGAAATACTTAGAAACTGTAGATGGTGAGATTCGTACAGCATTATCGGATGGCGATGGTGGGATTATTATCCACTCCCAGACCGACTTAACGGATTTTGCAGAGCATACAAAAGCGCAGTACAACAACAATCCTGGCAAAACAGGATGGTCAGGCGAAGTGTTTGACCCAAAGAACAAAATAGCAGAATTACCCCTAGCAATTATTAATGATCTGAACGCTAAAGGCATTATGCGTGGCTTTCATATCCAAGACCCTAAAGCCCTCAAGAAATGGCTAAATGACCCCGATAACAGGGTGTTTAGAACCAGAGGGGGTGAGGTATGAGAATCGCTATTTGTATCCCTGCTAGAGGGCAAATGGAGGTCGCTACAGCGTTTGATTTGGTGGCAATGTGTGCGTATACCATTAAGACCACAAAACACGATATAGACCTGTTTACGAGTGCTGGAACGCTAATATTTGACCAGCGCAATAGTTTAGTTAAAACAGCACTAGAAATAAAAGCAGATTATCTGTTATTTGTAGATGCTGATATGAGGTTTCCAAAGGACACACTCAAGATCCTCATGGCTCACGATAAGGATATTATCGGAGTCAATGCGACAACACGATCTGAGCCTGTCAAACCGACAGCCAAAAACTTCAAGATAAGCGAAGTAGATGGATCTGTTGATTGGTTTCCTATTTATTCCAACGCAATGTCAGGAATCAGTAAAGCTGATGGCATTGGCTGCGGAGTAATGTTGGTTAAGACAAAAGTATTTAAGGCAATGGAACAACCTTATTTCTATTTTGAGCAACTTGGTAACAACAAGATACTAGGTGAGGATATTTACTTCTGCATTAAAGCAAAAGACGCAGGATTTGATACTTGGGTAGATCACGATCTATCGAAAGGCATCCGGCACATCGGGCAGTATGTCTATGGCTGGGATAACATCGAAATACCAAAAGAGTAAGAGAGATTATGGCTTATACAAACTTTACCGATCTCAAAGCATCGGTGGCTAACTACTTAGGTCGATCTGACCTAACATCGGTTATCCCCGACTTTATTAGCTTTGCAGAGCTACGCATGGCTAGAGACCTACGCACTCGGCAGATGTTACAGTCAGCTACAGCATTAACAGTAAGTGGTGATGGCAAAGTAGCCTTACCAACAGATTTCTTAGAGATTCGAGATTTACATATCCAAGGCAACCCAAGATACCCAGTTACCTATATGTCTCCTAGTTTGTTTACTAGGGATGCTCCGGCAGACGAGAGTGGCAAACCAATTTATTACACAATCCTGGCAACTGAGTTTGAGTTAGCACCAAAGCCAGATACAGCGTACACATTGGAGATCCTCTACTATGCTAAACCTACTGTATTGTCTACTGGTAATGCAAGCAATGTATTTCTTGCTAATTATCCAGATGCTCTCGTCTATGCCTCTCTTTTAGAAGCAGAGCCATACTTAATTAACGATGCAAGAAGTCAAACATGGGCAACCCTGTACGACAGAGCAATCAAAAACATATCCGATGCAGACCAAAATAGCGAGTATTCGGGTGTCCCATTACAAATGCGCGTAACTTCACGATAAGGAAATATCATGGCTGAAATGTCAAACTACCTAGAGAACGCATTAATCAATGCAACTCTACGAGCAACAACCTTTACCTCTCCTACAACAGTCTATGTTGGTCTCTATACAAGCGATCCTACAGATGCTGGATCAGGTACAGAGGTAAGTGGTGGATCGTATGCTCGCCAATCAGCTACCTTTGGTGCGCCTAGTAACGGAGTATCTACCACGACTGCTGACATTACCTTCCCACAATGTACTTCTACTTGGGGAACAGTCAGCCACATTGGAATCTTAGATGCACTTACTACTGGCAACCTTTTGTATCACACAGCCCTAGATGCATCCAAGACCATAGAAACAGGTGATTTGTTTAAGATTGCATCAGCAAGTCTGACAGTAACATTGGCTTGATATGCCTGCTGATTACTGTGGTGCGTTCTCAATTGATAGCATCGATCAGTTTGGCACACTAGAACAAATACTCGTCTCGTTTGACGATCCAATATGGAACTCAGCTAACACTTGTATTCTGTATGGTGATGGTTCGGTAACAGCTAATGCAAGTGCATCAGCTAATGGTATTAGGACAAGACAAGGTGCAGGCTCAGTAACAGCAGATGGCACAGTATCAGCAAGCGCAGTAAGAACAAGAACCTCATCAGGCTCTATAACAGCCGATGGTACAGTAACTGCAAGTGGTTTTGCAATCCGTAGTGGATCAGGCTCAGTCGTAGCACAAGGAACAGTAAGTGCAGAATCAATCAGAATTAGAACAAGCTCTGGATCTGTTAGCTGTGTGGCAACGATCCTCGCTAATGGATTTGGAATATTTGGTGGATCAGGTGCTATCAGCGCAACTGGTACAGTATCGGCAGTCGCTGTTAGGACTAGAACAGGCTCTGGCTCTATTTCAGCCACAGGCACAGCAGTCGCAGAAGGAATCAGAGAAAGACTAGGTGCAGGCAGTATCTTAGCAACAGCTACAGTTAGTGCTATTGGCGGTGTAGAGTTTGAAGGTACAGGTTCAATAGAGTGCTTTGCAACAGTTACAGCAAACCCTATAGCCATTTATGGCGCAGTAGCTACAGTCAACGGAATAACTCTAGTTAATTGCTTTGGCAGAGTCCTAGGCGATAATTGGACAGACGAAACAGCAGGAACAGAGGCTTGGACAGGTGTATCACCTAGTGCGACAGTATGGACTGTTGCATCAGCAGGCTCAGAGACTTGGACAGGAACAACACCAACAGTAACAACTTGGTCAAATATATCTAGCGGAAACTCACAATGGCAATAAGTAGAATAACTTTCGGGGAGTGGACTCCAGATCAGCCAGGTCTAGCCAATGGCTTACAAAGGGCAGAGAATGTCTTTTCTAAAGCTGTAGGCTATGGTGCTATCAATGCAGCAGAGGACTATTCGGCAGCAGCATCCGAGAACCTAAACAATGTTGTCGCTGCTAAAACAACAGCAGGTGCAACCACAGTATTTGCTGGTGGTGCTACCAAATTATTTAGGCTAGATGCATCAGACTTATCATTAGATTCTGTAGTCAAAGCCAGTAGAACGATTACTAATGTTGTCAGAACAACGAATATTGTTACTATTACCACATCGGTTGCTCATGGGTATTCTGTGGGTGATGCGCTAACAGTAACAGCAACTTCTTCAACAGGTGTTAATGGTGCAGCTATTGTTGAAACAGTACCAACAACTACGACATTTACCTATACCAAAGCAGGCACAGACATTGTTACTACTGCTGATACAGGCACAGTAACCTTTTTATATACAACTCCCACAAATCAGCGTTGGAGATTTACCCAGTTTGGTAATGTGTTAGTTGCAGCGAATGGTGGTAACAGGCTACAGGGATACAATGTAAACTCAAGTTCTACATTCCAAGACTTAGCCTCAGATGCTCCTCAATCTAGGTATGTAACAGTAGTTAGAGACTTTGTAGTGTCAGGCTATGTAAATAGCTCTACTGTATATCCAAACAGGGTGCAATGGTCAGCGTTAGGAGACGAATCCTCTTGGGCTAATTCTGCAACGACACAGGCAGACTTCCAAGACATTCCCGATGGTGGCTCTGTAGTCGGTCTTACAGGTGGCGAGTATGGTCTAGTCTTTATGGATCGTTCTATCCATCGGATGTCATATGTTGGTAGTCCTTTGGTGTTTCAGTTTGATAATATCAGCAGAAACCAAGGGTGCTACGAGGCAAACTCCATTATTCAGTATGGTGGAACATCGTTCTTCTTATCAGATGATGGCTTTTATGCCTGTGATGGACAACAAATACTACCAATTGGAAACGAAAAGGTTAATCGTTATTTTTGGTCAGATGTAGATGATGGTTTAATAAACCTAATGTCTGCTGCGGTAGATCCATTTAGAAAACTTGTTGTTTGGGCGTATGCATCTCAAGCATCTGCAACTGTAGATAAATTACTTATCTTTAATTATCAAACAAACAAATGGACTAGTGGAACAACTAATGCTAGTCGAGTAGCTTCTTCTTCTACACCATCCTTTACATTAGATGGCATGGATGTATTTGGCAACCTAGAACAGATTTTGTCTAGTTTTGATGAAAGGGTATGGCTTGGTGGCAAGATGCAGTTTGCTGGTGTACGAAATACCAAGATTGTTACTTTTTCAGGTGCAAACAATACAGCCTACATTGAGACAGGCGATATTGAAATGCCAGGCACAACTGCTGCTATTACTCTTGCTAAACCGATTGTAGATGGTGGCTCTGGAAGTGTTGCATTGTTCTCTCGTAGGCTTCTAAGTGAGCAAGTCGTATTTGGTTCTCAGACAGCAGCAGATGCAGAAAATAGAGTATCTATTCGTGGTGTCGGAAGGTATCATCGTCTACAATTAACTCCTACAGGTCAATGGAATAACACAGTAGGGATTGATGTAGAAATGAATCCATTAGGAACTAGATAATGTTTCGATTATTACCTCCATTTGGTGCAGACCAAAGGGGTGTTGCCGAAGTAGTCAATGGCATTATGAATGGCAAGACTAACAATACAGGGTCGGTAACTCTAGCAACAGGCGGTGCAAGCACTACAACGATTACAGATGCTCGTATTGGTGTAGATTCTGTCATCTTGTTGATGGAAACAGACGATACATCAGCCACAGCGTATTACCCTTATTTAGCTGTACAAGACGATACAGATCAGGCAGCGACAACAACTACAGCAGCCAATATTATGTCGTTTAGCACTACAGACTATGCTTTAGGTGCAAGTCTAGTAACTAGTACTAAACTAACAGCAGGTTACTCTGGACTCTACAACATTCAGTTTAGTGTGCAGTTTAAAAGCACAGTTAATGATCCTGAGTTTGTAGATGTATGGTTTAGAAAAAATGGTACTAATGTAGCAGCATCAAACAGTAAATTTGGTATCTCACAAAGAAAAAGTGCAGGCATTCCAAGTCATATGATTGGCTCATTAAACTTTTTTATTGGTTTAGAGAAAAACGATTATGTAGAGTTAGCTTGGAGACCATCTGATATTGGTGTAACGATTGAGCATTTTGGTACAGATACTTCACCTACTAGACCAGCAACACCTAGCATCATAGCCACAATGAGTTATCTCTCATCGAATGGCTATACCAGTAATCTTTTTACAAGACCTTATATATCAGCAGTAACCAACGGAAGTGCCACTATTAGCCATCCAGCTAATACAGTATCAGGCATGACTTATAAATACATCATCGTAGGATAAAGGAATAATTATGGCAATTGGAGACTCAACAATGTTGAACCCATTTTTAACACAATCGTTTGATCCAAACAGACCATTGCCTCCTAACTATCAAGAAGCTAGAAATGCGTTTCAACAGCAACAAGAGGCGCAAAGAGCAAACGATCCTTTTGGTAGGGGCAGCATAAGCGCAGCAGTAGTGGGTAATGATCAATTTGGTCAGCAATTTGGTTACGCAGCTGACGCCGACGCATTTGATCAGTTCTACAACCAAAATTATTTAAATCGCATACAAGAAGCTCCCGTAGCAAATCAAGGTGAACCTAACTTTTCTTCACCTATAGGTATTGTAAGTCCAGGTGGTGCTGGCGGAGTTGGCACGACTACATATTTTGATAATCTTGGAAATAGAATTGATGGCTCTGGAAATATAATCCCACCGGCACAACCACCTTCCTTTAATAATCCTTTTGGTGGCATACCTCCTTCAGGAGGTTTAAGAGGATTAACTGATAATTATTCTAATTCCCCTAATTATTCCAATCCTATTGGTTTTCTACCTAGCGAACCTATTACACCTGGCGCACCAGCAGCAGGAGCATCACAGATAGACGCTACTATTCGCCCATTCCTAACAGAGGGTTTACGCCAAGCACAAGAAATATTTTTGCGCCAACAACCACAAATGTTTCCTGGTCAAACTTATGTAAGCCCATCGGAACAAACATTACAATCAATACAGGCTCAAGAAGATATTGCTCGCCAACAATCTCCTGTTCTACAACAGGCTCAACAGGCTTATCAATCGTCTTTAGGTCAAGTAGGACAGACTGCTGCCGGTGGTTTCTTAAACGCCAATCCGTACCAACAAGCAATGATGGAGGCTGCGACTCGCCCACTAACCCAACAATTTAGCCAAACAGTATTGCCTGGCATTTCGAGCCTTTACAGCAAGTCTGGTCGTTTAGGTAGTGGTGCTATGGAAAGAGCATTGGGAACGGCTACAGAGTCGTATGGAAGGTCTTTAGGGGATATTACATCCAATATCGCAGGATCACAGTACCAACAAGAAAGAGGATTACAACAAGCGGCTCAGTTGCAACAAGCTGCATTAGCCCAAGCAGCACCCCAAATTTATGGTCAGCAGTTCTTGCCTTCTCAGACACTAGGACAAGTTGGAGCACAGAGAGAGGCAATTTCAGCACAACCTCTACAAGAGCAGATGAGTCGATTTGCTTACCAACAGCGCTTACCTTACGAGCAGTTGTCAGGCTATTTATCGTCTGTCTACGGCTCACCACTTGGTCAGTTTGGAACTCCTGCTGCACAGCCAACCTATCAAAACAGAACGGCAGGCGCGCTTGGTGGTGGTATTGCAGGCGGTTTAGGTGGTTACGCACTAGGCAGTATGTTGCCATCTAGTTTCTTAGGTGGCTATGGAGGTTTAGCTGGTGGTGCATTAGGAGCTTTAGGTGGCGGTCTATTAGGTGGTGGTTACTTCTAATTGCTAGTAAGACGATATAGCCCTCAACAAATACAGGCTCAATGGTCTGTAATAGAGGGTTATATTGATCAAGCATTAGAACAAAGTGAGTGTGATGAGTATGATTCTGCGGATCTTAAAAAATCCTTAGAAAGTGGATTACTAGATTTGTTTGTGGGTGTAGAACAAGATAAAATACAAGGTGTCATCGTTATATCTTTTGTTCAATATCCTAAACAAAAAGTAGCTTTTATTTGTGCATATGGTGGTAAGTTTGTTACAAATAAAGAAGCATATAAACAGTTGTGTTTACTTTTTAAGGCTTTTGGAGCAACGAAAGTTCAAGGTTATGTTAGGCAGTCTTTAGCAAGACTAACTTACAGGCTTGGATTTATAGATAAACAAATTTTGATAGAGCATAAATTATGAGATTTAATAATCGAGCTTGTGCCTTAATGGACATTCCTGATCTGCCACAAGGTGCTTTTGAGCATATTGGCAATGGCAAGATTAAACCACAAGGTGGTGGCGGTGGATTCGTAGGAGATTTTGTAGAAAATACTTTAGGTTCTGCTGGAGATTTTGTAGAAAATACTGTTAGCTCTGCTGGGGATTATGTAGGAGATCAAATACAAGAAATAATAGATGATCCTGTAAAAGCTGCTGCTAAAGTTGCTGCCGTTGCTAGTGGAAACGCATGGGCATTACCTCTTATTGAAGGTATAGACACAATAGAAGAAGGTGGAACTATAGGAGAAGGTCTTTTATCTGCCGGTAAGTCTTATGTTGGACAACAAGTTGGTGCTGAATTAGGTAGTCAATTTGGTGGCGGTGGGTATGGTACAGGCGAAGATTTTGATATTGGCGGTGGGGCAAACTATAATCTTACTGGCGAAGATTTTGACATGGGCGGTGGTTCTTATGATGTAGAGGCTCAACCAGGCGGCTTTTATGGTGGTGGAACTGCACCAGCAGTCCGAGTGTTGCCTGGCGAACTAGGCGATATTATTGAAGTTGATGGCAAAATTCTTACATCTTCTGGCTCTGACATCCTACCAGGCTCAACTGGATTTAGCATTACTCCTAAACAAGCCTTACAAGCCCTTAGATCTTCAAGTAGTTTGTTAGGTGGTCAACAACAACCAATGCCACAACAACAGATGATGATTGGTAATCGTCAAGCGAACCAATATGGTGGTGTAGATTATTCAGGATTATTAAACTTGCTTACACCAAGAATGGCAGTAAGAAATCCAAATTCTTTATTAGGATAAATTATGGCAATTGATCTATCAGCTTTATTCGGACAACAACCAGACTATTCTCAGTTTATTAGTCCTGCCGAGACACAAAGGATGCGGTCTGGTGCTAACCAATCCGCCTTGCTAAACGCTGCTATTGCTTTACTAGGATCGTCTGGACAAACAAGACAACCTATTAGCACAGGACAGGCTTTAGGTGGTGCATTAGGTGCAGGGCTAGAAGGCTATAACCAATCATTTGATCGCAGTCTAAAGCAAATTGTAACTAATATGCAGTTGGGTGAATACCAAAGAAAACAACAAGCACAAGATTTAGCTAGAAAAGCATTTACACAAACTCCTGTTCCTATTCCAATGGCTACAGGTGCAGAATCACAATTGGGTATGCTTTCTCTCCCTCAATTTGGTGGAGATATGCCAGGTGTTCGTGGAGAGCCATTAGCATTAACGGAGACAGCAAGAACATTAGAACAAAATCTTCCAACAAGAACTACTGTAGACATGAATAAGCTAATACAAGCATTGTCTATGAGTGGAACGGAAGGAATGATAGAGGCAGCAAAATTAGCAGCACCAAAAGAAGGAATGAAATTATCTGATGTTGCTGGCGGTGTCAAAGAGGCTGTACAGGTATTGGGTATTAGAGACGAGCAAGGAAAATTAAAAACTCCTGATTTATTTACAGCAGAAGATCAATCTAGAGTTAATAAATATATCAATGACAAAACAGCACAGCAAGCACCAAAAATTAATGTAAGCGATCCTACTGCTGTTGGAAAAGCACAATCTGAAAATGTTAAAGAATTTAACACTTTAATAAAAAATCAAAGAGAAGTTGCAACACGATATAGTGGTATGGTTCAAGCATTTAAACAATCAGGAAATCCAGCAACAGACTCCACATTAATTTATGGATTAGCAAAAATTTATGACCCAGGTGGCGCAGTTCAACAAGGAGATATAAAAACTATTGTTGGCAATCCAAATATTCCAGAAAAAGTTCAAATCTTGGCACAACAACTTACAAGAGGTGGAAATTTAAGTCAACCACAACGAGACAATTTAATGACTACTGCATATGTTATTGTTCAAGATGCTAAAAAAAGAGTTCAGCCTGATGTAGACACATACAGAACATTTTCTAAAAACTTTGGTGCTGATCCAAATCAAATTAAAAATCCATTTGATGATATTCCAAAACCAGATACAATTCTTGTGCCTTTTAGCGGAAGGCAAGTAAAGGCAAAACTTGCACAAGACGGCAAATACTATGTTCAACAAGGCGAACAATATTTTATGGTGAGTGATTAATGGCTACTTTAATTCCAGTTCAAGGCAACCCTTTTGCACAACAAGAACCAAAAAAAAGAGAGTCAATATCAGCAGCACAATTAGGACTTCCACAATTACCTGTGCCAACAGCAAAAACACCTGAAATTACAAGTGCTATGGTAAAGCCAATGGAAAGTCTAAAGATGTTCTTGGGCACTCTTACAACTACTGACCCAAGAGCTTTGCAAGACATTGTTCTTAATTCTGTAGAAGGCGCACAAGGTGGAGAGGATGCTCAAGGCAATCCATATGTTGTTATTAATGGAAAACCATTTTATACAAACAAACAGGGTTTATCTCCTGTAGATGCTATTGGGTTTGGTGGTGATTTGTTAGCATTTTTACCAGCAGGAAAACTAGCATCTATGGCAAAAGGAGTTTTTGCTAGGTTAGGGATTGCTGGTGGTGCATCTGGTGCAATTTCAACAGGCAAAGAATTTGGCGCACAATTGCTTGGTTCTCAACAACAAATAGACACTACAAAAATTGCATTAGATACTGCATTTGGTGGCGGTGGTCAATTAGTTGGAGATGCATTAACAACATACCTAAGAAGTCGTAAGCCAGTAATAAATGCATCTGGTGATGTATCTAAGCAATTTGCAGATGAGTTAAAAAAAGCTGGTATTAATATTGATGAATTTGGTCAAAAAGGTAAAGAAGCAATTATTACTGCTTATCGCAATTTAGGTTCTGGATTTGCAAAAGAAGCAGAGAGAGTAACTGGTGCTGCAAGAGTAGCTGAGTCAGGCAATATTCCATTAACTGTTGGACAGGCAACAGGCGATGTTCGCCAAATTGCCAAAGAAGAAGCAATGAGACAAGGTGGTAGAGGTGGTCTTGCTCAAAAAATAATGCAAAGGTTTGAAGAAGGTCAAAAACTTGCTATTAGCAAGGAAGCAACTAAATTAGGAGAAGAAATTGCTCCATTGTCTACTGTTGGAACTCAAACAGAAGCTGGCGGTGCTTTATTTGAAACATTAAGAGCAAAGCAAAAAGACTTAAAAAAAGCAGTCTCAAAAGCATATACTGATACAGACCTTAGAACATTGGCAATACCAACAGAAACTACATCTACATTAACAAGTAAGATTTCTGATGTTATTAAAGAAGGTGATTTTATTCTTAATACAGAATTAACACCTGCTGCATCAAATGCTTATAGTTCACTTGTAAATATTATTCCAAAAATAGACAAGGCTAATGTAACTCAAATTAATTTAAAGTCTTTAGAATCTACAAGAAGAACATTGGGACAATATTACAAAGCAGCAGCAAACGATGCCGATAGAAATGCTGTATCTATGCTTACAAAACAATTTGATGATTGGTTAGATGACACAATTACAAAAGGTCTTGCTAGTGGAGATTTAGATCAATTAAGTAAATTAAAAGAAGCACGAACATTGTCAAGAGATTATTTTAGTAAATTTAAAGTAGATCCTAGAGCTCCTGATGTAGATGCACAAAAAGTAATTGATAAAATTGTTAGCAAAGATTTAACTCCTGTAGAAACAATGAACTATTTGTTTGGTGCTGCAAAATTAGGAGATAACCAAACAGCAGTTAGAACAGCAAGTAAATTTAAAGAAATTTTTGGTGAAAACTCACCAGAAGTTAATGAATTTAGAAAAGCTGCATATTTAAGGTTAGTTCAAGATACTCAAGGAAACATTAAGCCTGCAAGTAAAATTGTTAATGAATTAGACGAGCTTATTATGGGTAAAGGATCTGCATTAGCAAAAGAGGTTTTTACTCCAGAACAAACTAAATCATTAAGAGATTTTAGGTCTGCGATTAGCAAAACATTAACTCCAGCAGAAGCTACAAACCCATCTAAGACAGGCTATGAAATTGCAAGGCTTGGTGAAGATTTGTTTAAGGGCGTTGGCATATTAACTATGGCTGGTGGAGATGTTGTAAGTGGAGGTGGCATAACAGCACTAGGTGGTATTGTAAAACCAGCTATAGCTGGTGCTCAAGCACTTAGAACAACAAGAGGTATTTCTATTCCATCTCTACAAAATATTTATGGTGCTCCTGTTGGCATTGCTGGCGGTAATATTGCTGCCGATTTGCTAAGAGAAAGAGAAGATATGCAAATGCAAGGATTATTAGGAGAGTAACTAATGCACCAAATAAACCAAACATTGCATAAGAAATATTACCCAGAGCTATTGACAAAGCAACAATACAGTTTTTTATCATAATCAATATTATACAAAGTAAAGTTATAATTAAGGAAAATCATGGCATATACAAAATACTCACTAACCCCTGCTAATAACACAGCAGCACCTCCAGATGGTGCACCAGAGGGGATGCTCCCATCAGCAGTAAACGATACTATGCGCGATATGATGGCGCAGATCCGAGACTGTGGAGATGGTATTAGGGATGGCACATATACCATGACTGCACCTAAGATTACAGGTGGATCTGTTACTGGTGTTACTTTTTCTAGTAGTTCTGCAACAATTACTGGTGGAACAATTACTGGGATTACCGACCTAGCAGTAGCCGATGGTGGTACAGGTGCATCTACGGCAGCAACAGCTAGAACAAATCTAGGATTAGATGGATTTGTTAATATGAAGAACCGCATCATAAATGGTGCGATGGTTATTGACCAGCGTAATGCTGGTGCTAGTGTTACGATTACAACCGCAGAAGAATACATAGTAGATAGATTTAATTTTGCACCTTCAGTAAGCAGCAAACTTACGGGACAGCAATCTACAACAGCACCAGCAGGTTTTTCTAACTCAATACTTTTAACTTCATCTGCCGCAACAAGTGTTGGTTCTTCTGATTATTATTTTATGCAACATAAGATTGAAGGATTTAACTTTGCTGATTGCGACTGGGGAACTGCTAATGCTAAAACGGTTACTTTGTCGTTTTGGGCTCGTTCTAGCGTAACAGGAACTTATGGCGGTGCTTTAGTAAATGGCGCACAAAATCGTTCATACCCTTTTACTTACACAATATCTTCTGCAAATACATTTGAATATAAAACAATAACCATTGTTGGTGATACAACAGGTACTTGGATTGGCGCAACTAATGGTGTTGGTGTTCGTTTGCGATTAGGTTTTGGCGTAGGCTCAACTCTTAGCGGAACTGCTGGTGCATGGGCGGCTGGTAATTTTGCATCTTCTACTGGTGCTACTAATTGGATTTCTACCAGCGGAGCAACTTTCTACATCACAGGAGTTCAGCTAGAGGTAGGCTCTACAGCTACTAGCTTTGATTACAGACCTTATGGAACTGAATTGGATTTGTGTCAGAGGTATTATTGGTCGATAGTTAGAAATACAGGCGTTGATGTGTCAATTGGAACTCATGCAATATGGAATACAACTACTTCATATGGAGGAATCATTTATCCAGTAGCTATGAGAACTACTCCAACGCTTGGTGTAAGTTCCGTTGGTGACTTTATAATGTTAAGTAATGGTGTAACAAGAACATTAACTGGTTTAAGCACTGCTGGAAACGCTAATAATATTGCAGCAGAAATAAGTGGCGTTTGGAGTGTAGGCTTGACTGCTGGAGATGCGGGATGGATTCGCATAAGTGGCACTAACGGCTATGTATCTTTTTCTGCGGAGTTATAAATGTATAAATTATTTAAAGACATAATTAGTGGAAAAAACTCTTGTGTAATCCGTTTATCTGATAACGCTTGCATTCCATTCGACCCAGCCAACACAGACTACCAAACCTTTAAAAAAGAAGTCTTAGCTGGTGCAGAACTGCAAGATGCCGATGGGAATGTGATGACGGATGCTAGTGCGTATATTGCGAGCTTGCCATGATAGATTTAGTTGACAAGAACGAGGCAGCTTTGTCTGCTCACGAGGCTGTCTGTGCTGAACGCTATACAGGTATCAATGCTAGGCTAAAACGCTTAGAACAGATCCTAATAGGTTCGGCAGCTTTTATTATTGCTATTCTACTTTCTCTTGTCTTGAAATTAAATTAAGCCTATGAACTATGTCCGATCAATTTGGGTTTTTAGAGGGTGCAAAGTCATTTAGCGAAAGCGTAAAGACAGGCAAAGAAGCAGGCAAGGCTATCGGATCATCTATCGAGGATGTCCAAAAAGAAGCAGCATCGGTAGCACAACAAAAAGCCTTAGAACGCAGAAGGCAGATTAGAGAAGTAGAGGTAGTAAAAGAACAGTATTTCAAACGAGCCATGATGCAATGGCAAAAACAAGAAGAAATCAGAATAAAAGAAGAACAAGTCAAAAAAGACTTTGTGAAACATCATGGTCAAAAGCGATGGTCAGAAGTAGAAACCATTAAAGCAAAGATTGAAAAACAAGAGAAGGAAATAGAAAATGAATTTAGAAAAGATTTGGCAGAAGTGCGTAGAGTTATGTGGATGTGTTATGCGCTGGCTGCAATCGTTGCCTGGTATCTTACTTGGGGTCATAAAGGGTAAGAAATGATTACTCTATTCACTACTCTTGTTTCATTCCTTACAGGCGGTTTGCCTAGTCTATTAGGATTCTTCCAAGACAAGTCAGACAAAAAACACGAACTAGAACTAGCAAGACTCCAGACTGAAAGAGAGCTAGAACTTCTAGAAAAGGGTTACGCTGCACAAGCTCGTGTAGAAGAAATAAGAACCGAGCAAGTTGCTATGCAAACACAAGTACAAGAAAGACAATCCTTGTACGCACACGATATAGAAATTGGTAAAGGTGCTGCACAATGGGTAACTAACGCTAGGGCGATGGTTAGACCGGCAATCACATATGGTTTATTCCTTATGTTTGCTTTTGTAGAAGTATTTGGATTTTGGTTTGCATATCACAAAGATGTGCCATTCGATGTAGCTCTCAATCTCTTATGGGATGATGAGACTCAAATTATTTGGGCATCCGTTGTTTCCTTTTGGTTCGGAACTCAGGCGTTCTCACGAAAATGAGTTTAGAGCATCGTGTCATTGACATGATTAAACACCACGAGGGTGTAAAACAAAGACCTTACCAATGCCCTGCATTGCTTTGGACTGTTGGTGTAGGTCATGTTATAGATCCTAGTCATGCTAAAGTGCCACTAGCAGAACGAAAGGCTTTACCCATTCCTAGCGGATGGGATCGAGTCTTAACGATGGGAGAAGTAGATGAAATTCTTGCTAAAGATTTGGCGCGGTTTGAAAGCGGAGTACAACGATTATGTCCTAGTGGGCTTACTACTGGTCGGTTTGGCGCACTTGTGTCTTTCGCCTTCAATGTTGGACTCGGTAATCTCCAAAATTCTACCCTTCGGATGAAACACAACAGAGGTGATTTCGAGGGTGCTGCCGAGGAGTTCTTAAAATGGAACAAGGCAGGCGGTAAAGAATTAAAAGGACTGACTACTAGACGAAAAGACGAAAGAGCTTTGTACCTCTCATAGAATCTTGCCGTACTTAAACAAGGTGTTCTTATCTACTAAGAAAGCCTTTTTGATCTGACTATCCCCCTCCCCTATAAATTCTACATACTGTAGTTTACTCAGGAAGATGCACTTAAATATGTGCTTGACCGGCATAATGACAAACATCTGCCCATCATAAAAAACCCAGTAATCAGCTTGGGTAGACATTAACCCTGAGTCTTTCCCATACATCTCTATCTCTACAACGATATTGCCTGTGCGTTGGCTCATTGGGTCAAACTTCACCTCTACAGACTTATCTATTTCTGGTATCCATATATCGTACCCCTTAAAAGCGTTTACAAG